GGGCAAGCGCACGTGAAATGCGTCTAATCATTTCGCGGGCCTCCATTCCAGCGCCTCGGCAAGCGCCTGGCGTTCAATGCGGCGGCGCAGCATGGCGCGCAGCCGGGCGTGATGTTTATACGGGACGCCTTGATAGCGCCAATTGCAAACGGCATTCGGGCGGCAGCCCAGCGTTTCCGCCAGTTTTCGCGTGCCGCCGGCCAAGTGGATGATGTCTGAGACTGTCATGGTCGGAACCCTAACCCCACGGCGCGGGGCTTGTCAATCATAAAAAAAAGATGCGCGCATTTATTTTATGATTGACAGCCGCGCCAGCAAGGCATAGGGTTAGCCCATCGCAACCCAAACATGAGGCACCAAGCCATGCTCAATCTTCTCCCCACACAACCGCCTGAACCGCCAGCCAAGCACGAAGCGCTGGTAAGCCTGGCGGGTTATCGCGCTCGTCTGGAAAAGTGCCCGGATGACCGCAACGGCAACTGGCACGAGGCCGCCACCACCGCCTGGACCTCGATGCTGGCCATTGAGAGCATGGTTTCGCGCTTGCTGGAAATCAGCGCTGAAGCGCCAAGCCAAGACGCCTCCGAGGCGATTGATTACGCGATTGACCAGCTTGTGGAAGCGGCTGGCACCGTGACCGCCGAAGCCGAACGCCGCGCGGAAGATGATGCCGTGAACGGCGCTTTTTACCGGGCGATTGATGCCGCGAACATGCGGCGCGGGCACTGACATGACCCCCGAACGCATTATCTGGTGGATCGTCCTCGGCCCGCTTTGCGCGCTGCTGATCCTGACCATGATTGTTGGCGCTGGCCCTGTCAGTGCCGCGTTTGAAGCCTTATTCCAAGGCATTGCCTGGATCGTGGCGGTTTGGCTTGTGCTGCTGGGGCTAGTGTGATGAACGCCGCACAGATTGCCACCGTTGCCGGTTTGCACGCGCGATGCGTCCTGAATGCCCGCGACCTTGAAGCCTCGGCGGATCGCCATGACCGCGCCGATCCTGACCGCGCATCACAAGCGCGCGATGACGCCGCGCAATGCCGGGCGGAAGCGTCCGCATTGGCCGCGCTGCTGACAGCGGCAGGCGCGCAAGTGCTGATCCCCGAACCGGGACAGCTTTCACTTTTTGGAGATGGACAATGACCGCCGATGAAATCGCCGCGCAACTGCGGGATGCGCTGGCGAAAATTCGCCTGCCGCTTACTATGCAAGACTATGACGCGCATCCGATGCGCCTGGCGCTGATTGACGCCAAAGTCGCGCTGCCAGTCGCTGCGCGGGCGAATAGCCTGGAAGGCGCCCTCGACAAGACGGTTGACGCCATCATCGCGCTGGAAGCCGCCGAGGCTGAAGCTAGGCGCGCGGTGGAATACTGGACGCGCATCATGGCTGAATGCACCCATAGCGTTGCCAGGACGCGCGAAGCCTTACGCGTGGCGCTTACTGAGTGCGGCGATCCTGGCACGGTTGATGCGCGCGGGAAGCACCACCGCGCCACGTTGCGCGTCAATGGCGCCAAGTCGGCAGAGATTACCGATGAAAAGGCGCTGCCCGATGACTGCTTCCGCACCAAGCGCGAACCCGACAAGGCGTTGATCAAGGCCCGCCTTAACCGTGGCGATGATATCCCCGGCGCCGTCTTGGTGACTGCGCCGCCCTCTCTTGTAATAACCTCGAAGGAAAAATGAAATGAGCCTCACTCTTCACAAAACCTCGCTGGAGCCGACCACGATCCAGGAAGCTATGCGCTTTTCTGAAATCCTGGCAAGCTCCACGATGGTCCCGCGCGATTTCCAAGGCAAGCCCGGTAATGTGCTGGTCGCCATTCAATGGGGCAGGGAAGTTGGCCTTGGGCCGCTCCAGGCGCTGCAAAACATCGCCGTAATTAATGGCCGGCCTTCGATCTGGGGCGATGCTGCGCTTGCGCTGGTCCGCGCGCATCCTGACTGCGCCAGCATCCAGGAAGGTGTGGACGGCGAAGGCGACGCCCGGCATGGCTGGTGCCAAGTCACGCGCCGGGGCGAGCAACCGCAGCGCCGGACGTTCTCGATTGCCGATGCCAAGCGCGCCGGGCTTTGGGGCAAGTCCGGCCCATGGACGCAATACCCTGACCGGATGCTGCAAATGCGGGCGCGCGGCTTTGCTATTCGTGACGTGTTCCCGGATGCGCTGAGGGGCGTTCTAACGCGCGAGGAAGCGGAAGACACGCCGCCCGAACCGCGTCATGTGGAAAACCTCGCAGCCGCCGCTGCACCCGCCCCAGCGCCCGCCGCAAGCCCGGCAAACGAGGCCCTGCCGCTTATTGATCCCCACGCTAAGGAACATGCCTTTGCCAGTGTGGAAATTTGGCACAAGGCCGCGATGCGCGCGATTGGCCTGCTGGCGCATGACGCCGCCGCCTTGCGCGCATGGGCTGATGCGAACCTCGGCGCCTTTGGCGCGGTGGGGGAGCGTTACCCCGACACCGTTAAGGACATTCGCGCGGCCATTACGGCGCGGCTTACGGATGCCGTTATGGCGCATGTGCAGGAAAACACTGAGAAGGAAGCGGCAGAATGAGCGGATACGACAACACGAACAAGGGCATTCTCGGGCGCAATGACCGGAAGACCTTGGACACACACCCGGATTTTTCCGGCTCGATCAATGTGGATGGCCGCGATTATTGGCTGTCAGGCTGGATCAAGGAACGCAAGGACGGTTCCGGGCGGTTCTTTAGCTTGTCGGTCAAGCCGAAGGATGGCGCCGGCGCGCCAGCCGCGCCACGCCCAGCGCCTGCTGATCTTGACAATGATCTGCCTTTTTAAGGAGCCATCCCCATGACCGGCGGCATATATCCCGGCCCTGGCCCTGATCGGCAGTGCCGGCCACTGAGGCGCAGCGAGGCGCTGGCAATCTTGGCAATCTGCGGCGCTATTCTGGCGCTGGCAATTTTGGGAGCGGTGATATGAAAATTCGTGAAGGCGCGTATTATCGAACGCGGGGCGGTATCATTTATGGTCCAATGATATGGGTATCTGGTAACATTCGGTTGCCCTTTAGGGTTGAAAATGTGGCTTTTTTAGATTGGCGTGAAGATGGGTTTTTCCAGTCCGACCGACTAGAATCGGAACATGACCTAATCTCCGAAGTCTATGTCAGCGACACGCCGCCTGCCGATGCGCCTTCGCCGGAAACCAAAAACCTGCGCGATGAATTTGCGATGGCGGCGCTGACGGGGTTTATGGCCGATCCGAACGTATTGCTTCCCACTTGTGATTTCAACGCAACCGCTGAAGGTTTGTATGCTATTGCCGATGCGATGATGGAGGCGCGGAAGAAATGACCATAACCACGGAAGAAGCGGAACGTTTCGCCCGCTGGTGCGACACCGAGGGTTTCAAGGCATCCGCCACCGCGCTCCGATCCCTCGCCGCCGAGCGTGATGCCTTGCGGGCCGAGAACGCGCGGCTGCGGGAGGCGCTGCTTCTCGCTATAGATACTGTTGAATTTTGGGCGGCGTATGCTTCGCCAAACGCTCAAGAAAGGCACGATTTAGCAGGAGATTTTCAGAAGCTGCGCGCCGCCCTAGGAGAAAAAGACAATGCCGAAGCATGATATTGGCGAATTGATTGCCGCACTGAACGAAGCGGTGAACAAGCTGAACAACCTACGCATCAAGTATGATGATCTTGAAAAAGAGAACGCGCGGCTGCGGGAGGTGCTACGCGCATTTCCAGGTTTTGTTGATGACGCAACAATCGGCGATATGTGGATTGAACGTAAAAACGCCGCGCTAGGAGGGGAAGGCAATGAATGATGATATAATCAGCCGGTTGCAAGAGGTTCCAGGTGGGGTTGCGGAGGACGCTATTGTTGAAATCACCAACTTGAAAGCCGAGAACGCGCGGCTGCGGGAGGCTCTGTTAGAGATTGAGTATTTAGACCGCCCGCAAGTGCGCGGCTTGCCGCGTCGAATAGCCATTCAGGAAATTGCCCGCGCGGCACTAGGAGAAACGCAATGACTGACAACAACGGCTGGCCCGGCAAGCCTGGGGTGCCGCCGAACCCGGATTGGACCGGCGCGCATCATTGGTTGTCATATCAAGGCGAAGAGCCTGGGCTCTACGAGTGGGATGGAAAGTATTGGAAGATGGGCGGCGGTCATGCACCGATGGATTATGTGGTAGATCATTTTACCTACATCGCACCAGTCCTCACGCCCGCCGAAGCGGATGCGCGCGTTGCCCAAGCCCGGCGCGATGCGCTGGAAGAAGCGGCGCGGGCGGCGGAGCTCGAACCGGGA